TTGCTGTCTGCATCCGTGATAACAGTACCAACCATATCAGATTCACCAGTAACGGTGGCTGTGGTAGCGGTAGCTGCCTGAATAAGCGTCTGAAGAACGTGCTTATCCATCTGGTTAGCGAGAGCTACGCCCATTTCCTTAGAGTACACCGAGCGAACATCATAGTGGTTCTTAGCTTCATCGATATTAGCAATGAAGGTCGAAGTCAGCAGGAGGTCGTTAATTGTGATGACCTTTTCTGCATGGTTGATGCTGTCGCCAGTGATCTCTGCGCCAGGGGTGTGGTACGCAGCAGATGTGCGACCCATGACTGGGAACTGAGCGGATTTACCATTCGCAATGGTGCGAACTTGGTGCTTGTCCATCATGACGGTCTGCTGCTCGAATGCAGTCAGTACTTCGCCAGAAAAGACTTTAAGAAACAGGGCGTCCTTATCGGAGCCGCCGTTGAGTGCGCCTAAGCGTGAAGGGGTAGCGTTAGCCATTTTTGTACCTCAATTGTACGAGTTAAAAGTAAGGGGTGAACCTCAGATTACTCGCCACCTTTCCTTCGAGGTTGTTCTCCGCAGAGAGCCAGAAAGTACAAATGGTCTGTGTTCTTTAGGTCTTCATGCCTCGGTTTTTATTTCGAGACATGACTGAAAGGTTATTAGCTGAGTTATTAAGGGTATTGCGGTCTCGATGGTGAACGTCTTTACCGTCACCTTTACGAGCCATGCCCTTTTTAATCATCAAACGACGAGCTGCGTTTCGTCCTGCCCGTCGCTTCTTTTGCTCGGGCTTGGAATGGTAGTCAGCGTATTCCGCTGCATAATCCCTAGCCATACTAATTTCCTTTACATTATGTTGGAGCGAGACAGCTTGGCTGCGACCTGATCACGGAACGCAGGATCAGAGCTGTATCGGGGGTCTGCCATATCTGACTTCATTTGAGCTAGGCTCGAATAAGCATCGACAGAGGGGCGTGATTGACCGGCCAAGTTACGAGCTGGTTCGACGCCTTGATTGGCCTCATACATAGAGCGGAGACCTTGAACAGCGAACTTGGTTTGTTCCATGTCGCCGCTATTCACTGCTCGGTTGTAGGCATCAATCTGTCCTTCTGACAGGTTATCTGCTGCCCAACCAACCATTGAGTTATAACTTTCCTCACCGCCGACAGATGAATGCACCTCGGCAGTTGTGGATTTTAATAAGGATTGCTGTCCCTCGATGAAGCTATCCACGATCTCTCGGGGGATACCGGCTTGCTCTAGGGAGTCGTAAGACTGGTCTGTGAGACCGTCGTTTTCCCAGTATTCACTACTGAGAGCGTTAAAATCTAGACCAGCTTCTTGTACAGCCTCTCGAGCAAACTCTTCAGAGTTCTCAGCATCAGTAGAATCCGCACTTCTAGTTTCGCTTTCATCCACATCAGTTTGTCTAGACTTCGTGAAATTAGATTGCAGTTCTTCATAAGCCTTCTCTAGTTCCTCGTATGAGTCAAATTTACCTAGTATTTTTTCGTCATCAGAAGGTGACTGCGCCTCGTCTTGAAGCGCAGCCTGTTCTTCTAATGATGGATTATTATCTTGGGGATCGATATTAACCGTTTCCGTTGCCATCATTCATTCCTTGTTGAGCCATTTCCATGGCGGCTGGGGTTGCCTTTTCTGCAATCCTGCCCATTGTCTCATTCGCCATCATCTGCTGTTGAGCTTGGGCTGCTGCCTGTTGCTCGGCCTGAATGTCTTCCTCGGTCTTCACAAGGCCATCCATGTCGATGCCCAGTGCTGTACCAATACGTGTGATGTAGTCAGATACGTTCATGTACTGCGCCACAGCTTCGGGGCCGAGGGGCTGCAAAGCAGTGAGAAATGCGTTGTACTTGTTTAGATCATGACCACGACCAAGTGCCTCGAGTCCCGTCACAATTGCAGGACGGACAATACCTTTCGGCAGAGCTGGGAGCCGCTTGGCTTTGGTCATGCGATCCATCAGCCGGTTGACCAGAGGAAGCTGGAATTCCTGACTAAGGATCGAATAAACACCACCAAGGGCATCTTCGAGTTCCTTTGCCATGAACCGCACTTCTTCAGCGGTCACACGCTCACCTGACCGTTGCACTGCGCTATTCATAAGGAAAGCGTAGGACAGACGTTCAGTGATGGTTCTGACGGTATCGTAGGCAACACGCATATCAGCGTACTTTTCAGTCTGTAGGACAGACACCTCGTTGGCGTTACCAGCAACGATTGCACAATTCTCTGCCTGACTGATGTCACGCATACGGGTTGTGCCGTTGGGATTCACCATGAAGAGAACCTTAGATGACGCCGCAGACGCCTCTACGATGGCCTTGGACAGCCCTTCGAGGCTGATCAGGTCACCGAGGTACTCATCGACGTAAGATCGCCCGTAGTCCTCTGAGTCGATCCTAGTCCAGCGCAGGGCCAACATAGGTGACTTATCGATAGGCCAGCTACCACCAGAATCAGGGATGATTTGACCTTTGATCTCTTGGTACATACGCCAGCGGTTGCCGTCGAGATACATATGAGTGTACAGGGCAACCTTCTTACCGTACTCGGACTTCATGTCTGACTCTGGGTTAGCACCAAGAGCCTCGAGTTCTTTGTCTTCGAGGACGGCAGGGGATCCTTCTTCTTTGGTGATGATCTCTAGGACGTTGCCATACGGATCACGTTTTACGACATAACTGTCGAGGCGATATACACGGATACCGCCGCTTTTGGGGAGATAGACTAGGACGTTGCCAGCAACGATGAGGTGCTTGAGAGCTTCAAAAATTGGGGAACGAAGGCCAGATGTCTCGATCTCCGTCATTACGGAACGCTCGATCTGGTTGAGACCTTCTTCGACCTTAGCTCTAGCACCTTCCTGACCAGTCAGTTCGGTGAGGGTCTGATCGTCTACTTGAAGACGAAAGAATGGGGAATTAGGGGGCAGGAGTGAGAGCAATAATTTAGATGCGAGGTTGTTTACACCTCTTGCACCTACACCTTGATATGGCGTGTTATATTCCGTAGCCGAGCTATGACCACTCGGAGGTACGAGAGTTGGTATCGTAACCTCAGAGCAGTCTCTAGCTCGGTTTAAGAACATTTCACGCTCAACGGCAAGTTGCTCGTAGCGTCCTGCACAGGTCTTACCGTTGTGCATATTTTACTCCTATGGGCCTACACCGCCAGCGGTGTTGCCTTTATTGCCAGTGCTGCCTGTAATCGATAGATCACTGCCACTGCGATACGGGTCCGTCCCTGTTTTGTTTCCTTTATTACGCTTCCGACGCTCTTCTTCTGCCGTCATCGCCTCAGTCGGTGCGCCTTGCTCCAATACAGGAGGTGGAGGCGGTGGTGGAGGCGGTGGAGGAGGAGGAGCAGGCGGTTTCGATCCACCTAAGCACATCAATAATTCTCCAATATGTTTTCGTTTTGTTGTTCATGAACCGCCCTTAGATGACGAGCAACGGATGCAGCTCCGGCTTTGAACCAGACTTCCTTTGTGTCGTTCTCTATATTTGGACAGCGATCAGGGAACATCCTCTCGAGGTAATCGAGAAGATGCTCATCAATGATTGGTAGTTTGCTAGATGCCACATGAACCTCCTGTGCCACTGATGTCACAGATGTCGTGTGTTTCTACGTGTTCCTCAAACTCAGTGCCGAGCTTATCGACAGCCTCTGCATAAGGAACTGATACCAACGGTTGCCCACCCCGACTTCCGTCTGGGTAGCAAGTGAATCCACGGAGCCGATGGACATAGGATGCCAAAGTGCCAGCGAAATCATCTATTGTGTCCTCATTGTTATGCTCACTTCCCCACGATGGGAGATTGATGGTTGAGCTGATGGACATATCTACGTAGTCCTGAACGTCAGCCTGAAACTTCATGCGGCGTTCATAGTCCTGAGCCAGATCAAGAGCGGACTCGATGTTGTGAGGGTCAGCCCCGTACTGATCGATCAGCTCTTGGGCAGCGGAATCCACGACATATTGATAATGCCAACGATTGCCGCCTTTGAGATAACGCCGCTTGTAAGCCACAGCAAAAATAGGCTCGAGACCAGTGCTAGTCCCAGCAAGGATGCCAATACTCCCCGTGGGGGCGATCGCTCTGTTAGCCACAGGACGGGAAACATTGAGATAGTCAGCAAAGTTGCGGCTAGTAGTGTCAGATTGTCCTTTGTACACAGAAAGCCACTGATGAAGCTCAGGGGTGACTTCATAGCGAGACCCTTTCTTGATCAGCCATTCGTGCATACCCATGAGACCAAGGCCGAGGCGACGGTTCTTTTCACGGGTGTTGTAGACTGCTCGATAAGGGAGCTGCGCTTGCAGTGTGCCGCAGATCAGGAACTTTGTGGCTAGGTCTACGATGTCAGTAAACTCTGACAGATCGTCAACACGGCCCAAGTTAATACTGCCAAGGTTGCAAACGTCAGAGTCATCTGCGCTTGTTACCTCGGTACAGGCGTTGCGAAGGGTTTCGTTCTCCTTATCGAAGAAGTTAAAGCTGAACCCTGGCTCTGCTGATTGCATAGCTTGACGGACGTTCTGCCTGAAGACGCTGCCGACCTCGCCTGTCTTCCAGTAATTCAACAGCCATTCAGTGTCGTAGTTCACACTGATGTTGGTCATGTCTAATGGTGCAGGGAAGTTGAAGTCTTCTTGCTTGATGTCCCAGAGTGTCTTCCCTGTGCTGCCGACAGGCATAGACTGCCAGTCTTTAGCTGCTAGGAAGGTCTCGATGTCACCATGCTGCCAATTGAGTGACGCATAGATTGCTGACCGGCGACTGCCACCTTGCATGACTCTGCGACCAATCTCGTTGATCATGTTCATCTTAGGGATAGGGCCGGATGCCTCACCGCCTGTGCGGCTGATGGTGGCTCCAGCAGGACGATAGACACTGTAGTCCACACCAATACCACCACCTGTCATTAGGCAGCTCTCGGACTTCCAGCTCAGGTTTGCCCAATCTTCTCGAGTGTCTTCTTCTGCTTTGAGAAGATAACAGTTGTTGAAGAATTTGTTGGGACGGCCAGCGTAGTACAGATACCTACCCCCAGGAATAAACTTGAGGTCAGTGATGTACTGACGAAGCTGGGAGCGGTCTTCGAGACTCATGTGGTCACCACATACGTCTTCGACCAGTGTTTTTGCTAGGTCTGCCCATGTTTCACAACCATCGTGGGCGTACTTGTGTTTGAAGATATCCTCGCTGAATTTAGAGCGGAACATCGGATTGTTGTTTGATTTGAAAGCCATATTTATTGCACCAAGTCTATTAGGATAGGGGGTTTGTAGTTCTTGCCTTTCAAGACCTTGCCGTCGTCACGTTTGACAGGCTTCCCATCCTCGAGCTTGGACATATTGCTTTCATGAACTCTATTGAACGCTACTTGCAGAGGAAGGCCGAAGGCATCGGCAAAACCAGAGATGACGTATTGAACGTCAGCTAGTTCTTTAAGGAGATGAGCTTTGTGTTCTGGCGTCACAGCCTTGTGATACCAGAGCAAGCCACCAATTCTGTCGGCGGCTTCTTTCAACTCCAATACTTCCTCCTGAATGAGCTTCATTCGGAGGTCGATTAATTCTAGGTTGAGGACGGTATTTCTATCCATCCCCATTGCTTTGTGAAACTCGCTCACACGGTTTTCACGGGTTAAGTCTTTCATCACCAGTTTACCCCCTTTGTTTTTTCCATAAGCCTGATCATCTCGGTCAGATACCATTGAGCTTTCTTGGCATCCTCGAGGGGATCGTTCTTATTCCAGAGGCGGGAACCGAGATATTTGAGTACTTGTGCATGGGCGACAGAGATTGACTCATATTCACCAATGACATCGACTATGTAGTCCCAAGTCTCGATCTCTCCGCTGGTGTAATGGGAAGGGTGATTGACGTTATCTTCAGCCATCAGGACTCCACAGTTTTACTTTGCTATTCTTCATGTCGTACTCGCCATGTCGGAGAATCCGAGCGAGTCTGGCCTGAAAAATTGCATCCTCTTCTGACAGCCCTGCTTTTGTGTAAGCCTTGACGACAGCTTCCCATGTAGGGTCGTCGTCTAGGATAGCAGTAGCTCTCTTCTCCCCGATCCCTTTGCATCCAGCATAGTTATCGGCTTGGTCGCCAGTAAGGACTTGTTTTAGGAAAAAGTAATCGGCCTCTTCAGGCGTTACTTCGACGATCTCATCATCCACTAGGTGTAGCCCAGGGATTTGCATCAGGTCTTTGTCGATGCTGTAGATGATTGGCTCTTCAAAAAGAGGCTCGTATGTTCCACAGATGCCAAGCACATCGTCAGCCTCGAGGCGAGGGTAGACAAGTGTTCGATATCTGGCAGTGCAGTATTCTCTGAGCATCGGCAGCATCATAGGTTTGCGCTGCTTTGCTCGGTTGGCCTTGTAGGTTTCGCAGAGTTCTTTTCTGAAATTAACCTTGTCAGTAAAAGCTACGATGACATCCGAAGCTCCCGACTTTTCGGTCAGGGTCTTCATCATGTCATCGAATTTTGCTTTTGTGTCGGACTCAGACGCCCATAGTATCCAAGTGTCTTCGTCGTACTTAGTAGGGTGTTCCAGAGAAGCTGCTGCTTGGAAGGCCACGATATCCCCGTCAACGAGGAGCGTGTTCTTAGCCATGCGTTCTCCTAGTGTGTCTCAGCCCAGTTTGCACCGATGTTGTATTCACCAGTGAGTGGTACTTTGACATTGAAGTGGTCACCAGCTCGAGCAATGCAATCCACGATTAGCTTGCCGCACTCCTCTGCGATATCGGGATCACAGTCGAATTGCAGCTCGTCATGAATCCATGCGACTTGCTGGCATTTATGTTGCCACCCTCTAGAGCGTAGTTCTTTGTCTACCTCTACGAGCCACTGCTTACAGACCAGACTACCGTCCGACTGTAGGCTTGTGTTGAGGGAAGCGAAAACAGCACGTATGTGTAACTGTCTTCCATCCAGTCCTGTCAGGTAGCCTTTCGTTTCGGCTTCCTTTTTAACAGACTGAACCAGTTTCTTGAGTGCTGGGACTTTCTCGAAGAAAGCCTTTTTAATTTCTTTTCCAGCAGATGCACCCTTACCGATAATGGAGCCAATCTTAGCGTCACCAGCACCATAGAGAAATGCGTAGATAAACGTCTTCGCATCATTCCTAGTTGGTAAGAGACCTCCAGCAGCTTCTTGATTGACGCTGTGTATATCGCCATCAACAACCTCCTTGGCATAAGCACCCTTGTCGTACTGCCACATTTTATTGGCAAGCATTCGCAGCTCGAGACCGGACACATCAGCACCGATCAGCACACGGCCTTTCGATGCAGTCCAGCAGGAGCGGCAGTCCTTGCCGTAGGGGGCGTAGACGCTGGGTGTTTGGGCGGTGTTGGGAGACCTGTGCGTTGCACGGCCTGTCACAGCCCCATTGGTTATTACCTGACCGTGAATCCGTCCGTCCTTGATCTTCTTGAGCCAACCATTGGCCCCGTCAGATACCTGTCCGATCCGCTTCTGTATCATTAGGTATTCACTAAGTAGCTTCGCCTCGGGGAACCACAAGCTAGACAAAACCTTCTCGTCTACCTTCGCCCTACCGTCCTCGGTAAAGTCTTTTGGTTTCCAACCGTGGACAGCTTTCAGGCGGGACTCGATGTGCATACGAGAGCCTGGGTTGAACACCACGGTCTTCTTCTTCATGAAAGGTACGCCTTTGACGTACCCTCGGGTCTTGTTGTTTACCTTGGGTGTAAAGAGACCAAGCTCTTCTTCCCACGGAGGGAATGCGTCCTGTAGTTCTGCTTCGAGTTCAGCTCTACGCTTATCCAGCGTAACTTTAAGTCGTAACGCAGCGTCCTCGTCGAAAGGAAAACCGCAACGCTCCTGTTCTGCAATCACCCACTTGACCTCATGTTCAAGTTCGGTAGCTACAGGAGAAACGCCTTTAGACTCGATGAGCTTCCACAGTCTATCAGTGACCTCCACATCCTGTTCGCAGTAGTACTGCATATCGGATGACCATTCTGACCAACCGCCATCATAGTCACCCTTGTAACACTTGAGCCTATGTCCCCATGCCTCGAGTCGATGCTTCCCTACTAGCTTGCGGGGAAAGCTCTCGTCTTGGGCTACTAAACGCCAATCTCGGTCACTGAGATCGGGGTAAAGCAATAGCGACATAATCAGAGTGTCACGCACCCGTGATTTTCGGATTCGGAACCACGGGTA